CTGCCAAGATCATCAGGGATGAAGAAACGGTCAAGAAGATCAGGGCCGAACGAATCAAGCAACAGCAGCAGCAGCAGATGATGGAGCAAGCCGGGCAAATGGTGCAGGGCGCGAAGATCCTTTCAGAAACAAAGACCGAGGAACCAAACGCCTTAACCGCTCTGCTGGGTTCAACCGGGCCGGGGGGAGGAATAGCATAGGATGGCCACTTCTCCGCGGAATCAGAAACAGCTTAAAACCCTGGAGGATTATAAAGCGCACATTGAAGCGCGCAACAAGCAGGACATTCAGAAGGTGCTTTCAAGGCCGGAGGGCAGGCGGGTTATGTGGTGGCTTTTGGGCATCACAGGGTTTTATGTTGATCAGTTCAATGGCAACAGCCGGGACTATTACGACAAGGGTAAAAAGTCAATAGGCGCGCAACTTCACACGCGCATTGTCAACGCCTGCGGGTTTAAGGCGTTCGACAAGATGCATCAGGAGAACATGGAGGATGACAAGCGGGTTAAGGAGTTTGAGGAACACTTCAAGGCGCTCGAACAGGAAGAGTATTAAGGAGGTAATCATTGATGAATTTTGGACAAGCATTAGAAGCACTAAAGTCTGGTAAAAAGGCTGCGCGGTCGGGATGGAACGGCAAGGGCATATTTGTTGAACTGCAGCGCCCGGACGAACACAGCAAGATGACCTCCCCGTACATCTTTATCGACACTACAGGACTGCAAACGACCAACCCCGATGCGCCCAAAAGCCGCGTGCCATGGCTGGCTTCGCAGACAGACATGCTTTCTGAAGATTGGATGGTCATTGATTAAAAGGAGGTCTAACCCATGGCTGACGAGCAAACTGTTCTTGCCGGCGCTCAGGATGACACCGCAAACGCCGAAAAGAACACAGAGCAAAATCAGACTCCACCGGCAAACGAAGAGCAAAAGCCGGAAAGCCTGTTAACCGGAGCGGGCGAAGAACAGCAGAAAGACGAAAAACCGGCAGACACCAAGAAGGACGAAAAGACCGAGGAAAAGAAAGACGGGAAGCCCGAGGACAAAAAGCCTGAAGCGAAAGCACCTGCCGAGTATGCCGACTTTAAAATGCCTGAAGGCGTAGAGGCTGACACCGAAACGCTGAAAGAGTTTAAGGGCATAGCCAAAGAGATGGATCTTACTCAGGAGCAGGCGCAGAAGCTGGTAGACTTGCAGACCAAAATGGTTCAGGCAAGCGCAAAGGCTCAGATAGATGCCTTTGACGCTATGGGCAAGGAATGGGCTGAGCAGACCAAAAAAGAGCTTGGCACAAACCTGAAAACCGAATTGGCGTTCGCGGCCAAGGCGCGGGATCAGTTTGCGTCCAAAGAACTGATCCAACTGCTTGACGAATCCAAGATGGGCAACCATCCGCAGGTCGTCAAGTTTTTCGTGGCTATCGGCAAGGCAATCAGCGAGGACAACCCCGCTAGTGGCAAGACCGCGAGCAAAAAGGATCCCTTGGCCGCTATGTATCCGTCTATGGCAAAGAAGTAAAACAAAAAAGAGCAGGCACTTAGGCCGCCTTTAGACAGGGCGGTTTTTTGATGCCCAAAATGAAGGAGTGACAAAGAACAATGGTTCCAGAAATCGGAGATGCCTTAACCCTGCTAGATGTGGCTCGCAGGACCGACGATGGCGGCAATATTGCCAGAATCGCCGAAATGATGACTCAGACCAACGAAATATTGATCGACATGCCTTGGGTTGAGTCAAACGAAACCTCCGGGCATAAGTCAACCATCAGGAACGGCTTGCCTCAACCCACATGGCGCAAGCTGAACTATGGCGTTAAGCAGTCCAAAAGCACAACCACTCAGGTCATAGACACCTGCGGTATGTTAGAGGACTATGGACAGGTTGACAAAGACTTGGCCGAACTCAACGGCAATTCTCTCGCCTTCAGACTTTCTGAAGATCGGGCGCACATTGAAGGCATGAATCAGGAAATGGCGTCCATGCTGTTCTATGGCGACACAACCGCAGATCCGGAGAAGATCCTTGGGCTTTCTCCACGCTATGACACACCCAGCGTCGACGAAAAAAGCATCGGCTGCAACATCATCGATGGCGGCGCGGCTGTTGGCCAGACTGATCTTACAAGCCTATGGCTGGTCGTATGGGGTCCGGAAACCATCTTCGGCATCTACCCCAAAGGCAGCAAGGCCGGCTTGATCCATGAGGATCTTGGTTTGGAAACCGTTACAGACGCTCAAGGTGGGTTGTACCGCGCATATCGGAGTCACTTCCAGTGGAAGTCAGGCCTGTGCGTCAAAGATTGGCGCTATGCCATCCGCATCGCCAATCTGGATGTGTCCGCACTGAAGACCGCCGGCGACAACGAAGATACCTCTGCCAACCTCTGCAAGAAGATGATCGAGGCCATCGAAATGATCCCGGCGCTTGGCATGGGTAATGCGGTTTTCTACTGCAACAGGCGCGTAAGAACTGCCCTGCGCATCCAGTTGATGAACAAGTCCAACGTGTTCCTGAGTGTCGAGGACTTCACCGGAGCCGGCGGTATCACTCGCAAAGAACTTGCTTTCCAAGGCATCCCGGTTCATCGCGTAGACAAGATCGTTAACAACGAATCCGCTCTGGCCTTTAACTAAGGAGGGCGAGAATAATGGGTTTACCTAACTTCTCAGCGTTTATCGGGCGAAAGGCGGCGCAGTTACGTGCCGCCTTTAATACAGCCTCCGGGCATGACCATGACGGCGTAAACTCTAAAATGGTCACTACTGGCGCACCTGCCGCCGGAGCATTGGCGGCAAGTTCCGTCGGACGCGCGATCATGGCTGACAACTACTTCGACAAGGCGACCGTGGCGAAGAAGTTCGCTGCTGACTCTATGGACAACGCCGAACTGATCCAGCTTATCAGGGATGGCGCGTTTAATGCCGACGCTGCCACAAGAGCCTTGTTTGATGACGCTATCTGGACGCTGGCAAAGCTGGATGCCGGGGCGCGCACCCACATCCTCAGCTATCAGGTGGAGGATTTGGGCGCGGGTGCTGATATTGCCGCCCGACCGATTCTTGAGGTTCCGGCAGGCTTTGCGATAACCCTGATCAGCGCCACATTGATCGCGCAGGGCGATAGTGCGGGCATCGATGATGCCAATACCGCCGTTATCAAACTGACGGACGGAACCAATGACATTGTGGCGGCAACCTATAAAACTGGCGCTTTGCCTCCGGCATCAGGTGCGAGCGCAAGCCTTGGAGAACCGGCAGCCGATCACAAGGCGCTGGTGGCTGGCGAAAAGTTGCGTCTGGATGTGGCACAGGGCGCAACCGCCAACCTGCCGATGTTCATGATTCAAGTGGTTTATTCAATAGCTGCGGCTTAAAGAAAGGGTGATAAAGAGTGATCATTGACAAAGAATTAGAGTTCTCTGACGCGCAGGCAATTACCGAGGATGCTGCAAGTACCAATTTTCTTGACTTGCAGAAAGCCGGTTCCTGGGCAGAGAAAGATCCGTTCTTGGTGGTCAAAGTCAATACTACTTTTGATTCGGCGGCTGACGGCGGGACGCTGACTCTCAAAATCGAAACCGACGACGACAGCGAATTCGGTACCGCGACGGCCATCTATACCAGTGCCGCGCTCGCTCAGGCCGCGCTTGTTGCGGGGGCTGTGCTGCTGAAGATGCGGCTGTCCGATATCGGGGATCTAAAACGTTATCTGCGGATTTACTACGACAACGGAACGGAAGTATTTACCGCTGGCAAGATCGACGCCTTCATCGTCTGGAACATCGATCATGGGTTTTAGGAGGTAATTGACGATGGCCAACACCTATAAAGCCCTGAAAGATTGCCAGTATAGGGATGGGGGCGGCAAGATCCGCTTCGCTCATGCCGGGGATATGGTCGAATGGCACGCGGGGATGCCGGACCTGCCGCCGTGTTTCGAGAACTTTGAAAAAAGCGTGAAGAAAGGCGAAACGCAGGGCGATCCGCCGAGTCCTCCGAAATTCGACAGGATGACCGTGGCAGAATTGGAGGCTTTCGCCGCTGAGCATCTGATCGGCTTAGAAGGCTGTGAAAACAAGGCGCAGCGAATCGAAGCGATCAAAAAGGGCTTAGAGCCAAAATCTCCGGACGAAGGACCGGGATTCTAACGTAGTAGAACAGGAAAGGGGCGGCCACAGTGCTGCCCCTTTTTCGCAAATGGGGAGGGAATGGGATGTCCACACAGGTTGAGATTGTAAACTTGGCTTTAACAAGGCTGGCGGTTCGCCACATCACCACCATTGATGACGCAAGCGAACCGGCAAGGCAAGCGAAACTGGTATGGGGCATGATCCGGCAGTCTGTCCTGCGCGATCATCCGTGGGGGTTTGCCTCAAAATCGGTTAAGTTGACAGCAGCCGAAGGGGTTACTGTTCCCGGGTGGTCTTATGTGTATCTTTACCCTTCGGATTGCTTGAAAGTGACAAGCCTATATTCCGAAGCGGACACGACTTCCGCACAAAACTACAAAAAGATGGCTATAAGCGGCGCGGAGGGCGCTGATGATTATATAATCCTAGCCTGCAATGTCGAAGGCGCAACCATAGACTATATCGCCGACATCGACACGCCGGCTTTGTTTGATTCCATGTTTGTGGACGCTTTCGCCTGCCGCTTGGCGGCAGAGCTGGCGAAGCCCCTGATGGGTGATAACGCGAAACGTCAGGCGATGCTTCAGGAGTACATGCTGGCATTGGACGGTGCAAAGATTGACGATGCGAAGGAAAGTAAACCGATCAACAATACCGCCGCTGAAAATCCTTACTGGAACGTTAGGTAGGTGAACATAGATGGGTTACCGCATGATGCAGAACACATTCGCCGCAGGCGAACTTTCCCCGGCATTAATGAGCCGGATCGACTTACCGCAGTATGCTGCCGGTTGCCGCACCTTGCGGAACTTTATTGTTCATTCACATGGTGCAATCTCAAACCGGCCGGGAACAAGGTTCGTTGCGGCGGTTAAAGATTCAAGCAAAAAGGTGCGCCTGGTGCGCTTTGTGTTCTCAACCACTCAGGCGTATGTGATCGAATTTGGGGATCTCTATTGTCGGTTTTATATGGATGGCGGGCAAATCGTTTCGGGCGGCGTTCCCGTGGAAATTGTTACGCCATACAAAGAAGCGGATCTACCGAATCTGAAATTTGCGCAGTCTGCGGACGTGCTGTTTATAGCGCATCCGAACTATGCGCCGAGGGCTTTAACGCGCTATAGCCATTATGATTGGACAATGGAGGCCATCACCTTCAAAAACGGCCCATTCATGCTGGCGAACTTGGACGGGACGAAGAAACTGACTCCTTCGGCAAAAACCGGGAACATTACGCTGACGAGCAGCTTTGACCTTTTCGACGCCAAACACGTTGGGGCGCTATTTGAAATAAGCCACTTTGTTGAAGCGCAGACAACCTCTGGTGCTTTTCTGGAATCCGGTTCATGGCCAGAAACAGTTCAAGGGCAAGGGGGCTGGCGTCTAGTTACTCATGGCACATGGGCGGGCGAGTTTAAAATTGATCGCTCAATCGATGGTGGCAGTACATGGCAAAAGATACGGTCATATTCCGGCAACAAGGATAAGAACTATGATGTAACCGGCGAGGAAAGCGGCAGTTTTACGCTTCGCGTTTCGGCTACAAGTCTCACTGACGGCACGCTTTATCTCGCGTTGACTATCGATGAGCATATTCATCACGGTATCGTAAAGATAACAGGCGTTAATAACGCCCGTTCTGCTTCGGCTAAGGTTGTGACCGCCCTGGGCGGCACTACAGCAACCGATAACTGGGCAGAAGGTTCCTGGAGCGATTACAGAGGCTGGCCGTCTGTAGTCGGGTTTTACGAAGATCGGCTGTGTCTGGCGGCAAACGCCAATGAACCGCAGACCGTGTGGATGTCGCAGACTTCTGATTATGAAAACTTCGGTATCTCGAATCCGATGGTGGACACAGACCGTTTGACCATCAACCTTGTTTCGCGCGATGTACAGAATATTCGCTGGATGATTGACCTTGGCGATCTGCTCACGTTCACCAGTTCGGCGATATGGACCGTGGGCGCGGCGCAGGATTCGCCGCTTACACCTTCAAGTATTGGGCAGAAGCGGCAGGACGCGCACGGTGGTGCCGACGTGGAGCCGGTCGCCGTTGGCAACGAAGCGGTGTATTTGCAGACGCAAGGAACAAGGCTGCGGCGGGGCGGATATTCGTTTGAATCC